CTTTGTGTGGGTTATAGCCTGTGTAAGCCCTATATTTCCAGTTTCCTTTAGCAGAACATATTTTACCATTATGGATTATGTAAGTGATGCGTTTGGTCTTATCTGCTTTTGCAAATAATCTCAGCTGCTCAAATAGATCCAGGCTAAGAGTTTTAATCTTGTTTAAATCTTTGTCCACATCGATAGCCCGAACCACACCCGTATCGCTAGTCGGATTGTGATCGCTCTTTCTAAGTGAATGCCTACTATCCCCCAAAATACCATCAGAAGAACGATCGCGATCTGGGAAACAGTCATCAATTTGCTCCCGTAATTGAATGACAGATTTGCTAATCCAGGGTTTCATTTAGGAAAGAAGTAATTGGGCTTCTTCGGCGGTAATACCTAGACGCTCAAGCAATGCAGCCTTAGCCGTTGCCTTTGTTTGCGCTTCCGCGACTTGTGCTTCTTTAATGGCTTTTGCTTCGGCTTGACGGTCTAAAATATCTTGTAAAACCTGTCCTGTTGCTTCAATAACTTGATCGTCAATGCCTATGTAAATTTTTTCTTTAGTCATTATTTTGCCAATCCATAAATAGATAATGTTCCGGTAATAGTTCCAACGTCTGAAAATAAAGTGAAACCGTCAAATTGAGTGCTGTCAGTTTGAGTGCCACCTGAAAGTTGCAATGCAGTAGAGCCAGAATTTGACCAACCTTGTCCCAAAAATTGAGTCTTTGTCGATGTTTGAGGATTAAAAATTGATATTTCGATTGGACTGCTATCACTTGTTTCGCCGCCTGTGTACCAATAATTAGTGCCACTCACATTTCGACTTGCCCCTACGGTGGTATTTGTTCCATATATTCTTTGACCGACATAATTTGTAGTTGTATCAGTGCCACTTGCCCTCATTCTTAATGAAACAGTATTTCCAGGGGCGCTTGCACTTGTTAAAGTAATAACAATTTTGTAGTTTGTATAAGTTGAGGTGAATACGCTGTTTATTGATTGACTTGATACACCTGAAAAAGTTGTTGGTGCTTGTATTAAAACAAATCCACCACCGGCTGCTGCTGGAGTTGCCCATGATGGCACGCCAGATGCAACAGTTAAAATTTGTCCAGTTGTGCCAATACCTAAACGAGTATTTGTATTTGCAGTAGCGGATCGATATTCAATATCGCCTAAAGTTGTTGATGGGTTTAGGGCTTTGGTCGTTGTATCAACTGATGAACCAAGTGTGCGAATTGCAAGTGCACCATCTTTGACCAGATCGGTATTGTCTGGGGTCGTCCACCCGTAGTTGGTTGTTGTTGCCATATTACGCTATTACTCCTATCGCTGTCTGCCAGGTAATTGTACCTGATAATGTGTTCCAAGCCTCTGAAGCATTGACCTCAGCCCAGTCCTGGAATACTGCCGAGAATTCAATTGGGCTTAGATTGATTGTTAAAAACAATTCATTGAAAGAGGTGCTCCAGTTCCATCCCTCAACATACCCCTCAAAAATGCCTCCAGTGGCGATCTGAGAAGGTAAATCTGTGATCATAATAGGCTGACCTATAAATATCCCCAATAGGGCATCTCGGTCAGCATCATCTAATTCTGGGTTGGTAATCGGGAATGTGATGCTATCGAAGTTTGCTTTTGGATATGCTCTAAGTGAGATATACCGATCAGCTACATCTTGAGCATCTGTTGCGCTGTGAATTGTTGAATTAATGGTTTCGGCTTTGTAGCCATAAGTCGCAATTGAAGTCGTATCAGCAGCTGTTTTTTGAGATCCAAAGTTGTTTCCATAGTTAATGGCAACTGAGTTTCTAACATCGCCAATTTGAGTTTTTGTGGCTAAACCTGATCCGATAGCTGTATTGGCTGAAATTGTAATAAATCCATTTGCTGCTGCATAAGCCTGCCGATGTGCTGCATCTGCGTATCCAATATTTCCAACATTGTCTTCATACAAATAACCAAACGCTGAATTAGCAATCAAAGATGCTATATTGTAAACAGTATCTTCTGAGGATGATCGGTTTTCCATTGTGTATTGACCAGGTTGATCAATCTCGCCCAAACCTATATTGACGGCATTAGCCCAAGTTTCAGTGGCTGAGTAAGTAGCCCAAGTTTCAGCTGCTGGCACATCATTCCAGTTGCCTAACAAAAACGGGGTAAGCAGTGCATAAATCTGATCACCATCTTGATCCTGAGATAAAATTCCAGTCGTAATGATCTTTGGCAATTTAGCAAGTGCACCAAGTGCAATAATTGAATATCCAAGAACTGTTCCAACTGATCCTGTAGCACCAACTGAAACTGTTATGTCTGTGATGTTGCCACCAAAAATCGACACGTAAGTGCCAGCACTATTCTTGACTTGTAATGCTAAGCCATCGTTTACTTTAAATCCATAAGTTTCATTGTTTAATGCAACTAGATCAATCTGAATGTAACCTGGGTTGGGCTGCTGATAAATATCTGTGCGACCACTCTCGTGGGATATGTCTGAGATTGCCACATTGGTGTAATCAACACCATCGATTGTCAGTTTCCATTCAGGAGTAAAGACAGTCATTAATTGCCTCGAACGCTAGTGCCTGCCAACGCTGGGATTGATCTGGCTGAGGATTGACTTAATACCTTTGCAACAGCTCTTGAAGCACCTTCGGCATCGACTGCCTTAACTGTAATGTTGTTTACTGTTGTTCGGTTTTCTCTAGCATTTGGATTGGTGGCAACTGATGGAACTGATGAACCAAGCATTCCTAAATTTGCAGCATTTGGTGATGGGTTTGGAATGTAGCCAATATCTGTTCCTGGCTTAACGATGTTAATAACTCTGATTGCCTGGTTAGCGAACTCAACTAATAGTCCGACTGCTTCTCTAATAAAGGTAATGAATCCTGAAATGATTCCACTGATTGCAGCTACTGTTTTACCAAAGGTTGCAAAGCCTTTTTGACTTTCATCTAGTCCGGCAACTAATCCTTGATCGCCAGTTAATCCTGCAATAAATCCGTTCAGTGCAGGTAATCCAGATTCATTAATAAAGTTGATAAACTTTTCAACTGTTGGCAGTAATGCCATTCCTAAAGATTCTTTAGCCTCATCAAAGCCAACTTTTAAACGATCAATCTTACCCTGGAAAGTTTCAGCATTAGCAGCTGCTGCGCCACCATACAACTCTGATAACTTGGTTTGAATCTCTGTAAATGAAAGGGTTGCTAATTCAGCTTTAGATAAACCTAAACCCAATCTGCCAAGTGCAGTCGCATTTCCATCTTGCGCCTTGCCTAAAGCATTCGCAACTGTTTCTAGCGCAATTCCACTACCTTTTGAAATATCTAAAGCAAGTGCTAATAATCTTTGGGCTTCGCCAACATCTTTTGTAGAAACTGCCAATCTCTGCATGGCTGGTCTGAGTTCATCATCTGCTACGCCAGTGGCCAGGGATGTTTTTAGGATCATGTCCTCAGTGGACTTTATTTGGGCCTGTGTCGCCCCTGTAGCACTCTCTAATGCTTTGGCTAACCTTAGCTGTGCTTGCTCATCTTCAATGGCTGCTTTGACCCCATCAACGGCTAATTTGGTGCCATAGGCAACGGCAGCAGCAGCAGCGACTGCAAAGGCAGCAGCAGCTTTCTTTCCAAAGGTGTTTACCTTATCGCCAAAGGTTTGTATCTCATCGTCAGCCTTTTTTAATCCTTTTTTAAGATCATCAATATCAGCTGCAAGGGCTAGCGTTAAAGTCCTACTTGCCATCTGTCCACTCTTTTCTGATCTCTAAAATTACTTCTTCAAACTCTTTAATAATTGTTGGCTGTAAAGCTCTTACTGTTGGATAGATAAACCATCCACGTGATCCTGGGCCTTTAGGCATAGGTCCACTCCATCTTGGAAACTGTGGATACTTTGCAGATCCAAACTCAGTCGCTGCGCCAATACCTTTGCGGTTACCTGGCTGATCGTTGCGTGTGTTGAATTGAGTTGTTGCACCGCCAGAAAATCTTTGTGAAGCAAAACCAAATTGAATTTCACCTAGCAAAGATGATTTCTTTACTTTACCGCCATCGGCAATTCTTTGAGCAACTTTGCCTCTACCGCTTGCAACTGCACGAATAGCACTTAATTCTTTATCTGCAATCTGTTGCACACGCTTTTTGCTTTCAGCAATAGCAACATCGCTCATGGTGCGCAATACCTTTGCAATCTGACCTAATTCTCTTTTAGAGTAGAAGATTGACGGCTCGGTGCTGATTGCCATTATCCACGCTCCTTAAGAATCTCGACTGCAGTTAATAAATCTTCTGCGCTTTCCCACTCACTCATTGGTATTTGTGTGGCTATTGCCACCGCAATAAGTAAACGGCTTACGCTTCCTTCTGGGTGACTTTTGGGTCATCCGCATCACCGACAATTACGTCTGCGACTGTTTCCATCCAGGCATCCATTGGCTTGACTGGTTTGTCGCCAGCGATAGCACGCTTATGGGCGTGATAAGCCAAAAACATAAGATCCCACATGCCAATCTTTTCTTTGGCTTGTCCAATCGTGTGTCCTGTCTGCTTCTCCCATTTTGCCCACTCAGGAGGTTGGGCTATGTATGTGGCTTGCTCTCCTGAGTTATATTCAATTGTGATTGGTAACTTCATTTGTTTGCTCCCGTTTTATTCTTTAGCTGAAGGTTTCAGTAACTTCGCCACGTGCAACTTGGAATGTGAAAGATACTGTTTGAGCATCTACTCCTGAGCCACCTGCGGTTGGATAAACTGGCAATACTGGGAAAACGAATTGTGCGCCAGTTGCAGCTGTAAGTGTAATTGAAATTTCTGTGTTTGGGTTTGTATCGCAAGCAGTCCAGATTGCTTCGCATACTGATGATGTCTTACCCCAGTCTGACAACATATCCAATTGGAATGTGCCAGATACGTTTACAACTTTGTAGGCTTCGCCATCAAGTGTTTGGTAAGTTTGACGATCAAACTCTTTTGTTAGAACTGCGTTTGTCGCTTGTGCTTCGATGTCTGTTCCACCTGTGAAAGACAAAGAAATATCGCGACCTGTGATTACTGTGGTTGCCATGATTCTCCTTTATGCGGTTTGTGTGTAGTAGGTAGAAACTCTTACATCGCTAATAAGCAAAGTAGATGCTCCAACTTGTGTAACTGTAGGTCTTTCGACCGAGCTGACGATGTATCCTGCTGGGATCACTGCCAGAACACTTAGGATTAGTTGCTCGATATTGTCCAGGCTTGCTGGATTTGAGTTGTAAGCAACTGCGACTGAAATGGTCATGTTGATCTTTGTACGAATAGCAGACTTACTGATTGTTTCCAATTCCAAGTAAGGGCTATCTGGAACGACCACGACTGCCGGTGGTATTACGCTCTCTGGCACGAATGAATAAACGTTACCTGCTACGCCAGCAAGTGCTGTTGCTAAAGGTGTGCGAACTGATGAAAGAATTGTGGATGGCATTATTGAGCCATGCTTTCAACATCTATGTATGCGCCTAATAATCCAACGCATCTGTTAAATAAACTTCTGCCCATTCTAAATGGTGTTGCTGTAAAATCTACGCCTTCGATCTGACCTCCTCCTGCGAGGCGAGATTGAAATACTTCTAAAGATACTGCGAAGGTTGCTGAGCGAACTGGTTGGTTGCCAACATAAGTTGCAGCAGCTGAAAGGGTTGCAGTTCCTGATGGAATGATGTTTGCGCTCGCCACATTTGCGTTTGTAATGGAGCATGAGAATGTATATTGTCCAAGATTATCTGCCAAGATTGTGCGTGTTCCATTGTAAGGTGTTCCACATCCTGCGATGACAACTGATTGACCAGCTGTAAATTCATGAATTCCAAGTGTTGTGAATGATGCTACGTTGTCGGTTAATGATGCCTCTTGAATAGGGCTCTTGAAAGAAACCAACATTGGAAGGATTACGCCTTCAGCTGTATCAATAATTTCATTTAAATAACTGTCGGAATAAAGAGATGAAGATACGCCAAGCACTGACCGCAACTCGGTGGCTGTGATAATTGATGGCATATCTTCCTCTCTAAACTCCCATTAAAAGATGCCTGAGATCGGGAGCAACCCCAGGCACTGATTTACTTACAGACTATGCAACCATGAATCGGTAT